TTTTTTTTTCCCCCCCCCCCCCCCCCCCCCATAGACGGTCTGGCTTTATAATTATAATAATACAAAAGCCCAAGAAATATAACCAATTTTAAAATACCCTCACAATTTAACACAATTAAAGAAATATAACCAATTTTAAAATACCTTCACAATTTAACACAATTAAAGAAATATAACCAATTTTAAAATACCTTCACAATTTAGCACAATTAAAGAAATATAACCAATTTTAAAATACCCTCACAATTTAACACAATTAAAGAAATATAACTAATCTACTAAATACCCTCACAATTAAAGAAATATAACCAATTTTAAAATACCTTCACAATTTAGCACAATTAAAGAAATATAACCAATTTTAAAATACCCTCACAATTTAGCACAATTAAAGAAATATAACCAATTTTAAAATACCTTCACAATTTAACACAATTAAAGAAATAATCTACTAAATACTCCATCTAAGCAAACTTTAATCTAATTTAAGATATAATTAACAAAAAGGACTCACATGAACTCCCTACCAGAAGCACTAGTTAAGATTTATAAAAGAGAATATGAAACTACAGATATAACTAAGGATGCTTTACAGGCTAAATATCAGTTACCAATAATTCCAGAAGACTGGGTGAAACCATCATCTATAGTACCAACTAGTACTAGTACTGAAAAGATAGAAGAGTTTAAGGAATTAGCACTGAACCATGCTCTAAAGTTTATGAAAAATGATGCCCAATTTGCTGAGGTAAAAGAGTTTAAGGATATGGTTAGCATAGTAGGCACGATAGAGGCATCATATAAAGACACTAAGCCAGAGAATACTATAAATATAGCAATACAGAATATAGTTAAAGGGTTTACAGATGACTGCTAGCCAATTACCCACAGAAGCCAAAGACTTACAAGAGTTTATAGATACTAAACTCTCCAGTAAACTATGGCGCTTAAATAATCTATATACTATTGAGGATAAAGATGGGCTTAAACAGATAATGAGGCTTAATAGTGCTCAGATGAAAGTACTTACTAAATATAAACATAACCGTAAAATAATCTTAAAATCTCGTCAACAAGGTATATCGACACTATTTTTAGCCTATAATTTAGATAGCTGTATATTTGGTGAAGGATTTTCAGCTGGTATTCAGAGTTATGGGCAAGATGAGAGTAATAAGCTACAGAGAAGAGCAGAACTAATGTGGGATGAATTCCCAGAGGAAATTAAAACGCTATTAGGGATTAAGCTCACTAGTAATAACCAGAAGGGTATGACATTTAGTAATAGGTCGATATTGAAGATAGGTAACTTTAGGGGTGACACCTTACAGAGTTTACATGTATCTGAGCTAGGTAAGATAGCCTCAAAGTTTCCAGAGAAGGCTGAAGAGCTTAAGAAGGGTGCATTTCAGTCTGTAGGTACTAAAAATAAGATAACTATAGAGTCTACAGCAGAAGGTCAAAGTGGTATGTTTTATGAAATGTGGAATAAGGCAGAAGCAAAGGCTAAAGCACAAGTAGACCTATCACCGCTAGACTTTCAGGCAATATTCCTTAGTTGGGTTTATGACCATGACTGTGTGCTCAACCATAAACAAGAGATAACAGAAGAACATCAGAAGTACCTAACACAAGTAGAGCAAGAGTTAGATATAGTATTAACACAAGAGCAGAAGTGGTGGTATGTAGCTAAGAAGGATGAGCTAGGTTCTGGGTTTGACCAAGAGTATCCATATAATTCTAAAGTAGCATTTGAGCAAAGTTTAGAGGGTGCTTACTACCAAGAGGAGTATAAAAATCTTAGAATACAAACTAGTATATATGACTCTAACTTAGAAGTTCATTCAGCTATGGATATTGGTGTTGCTGACCCTACAGCAGTAGTCTTCTTCCAGATAAGGCCAGACAATAGTCCATATATAATAGCTGAGTATTCTAACCAAGGCGGAGGACTTGAGCATTTCGCCAGTGTGTATAAAGCATTAGGTAAAAAGCTAGGCTGTAAATTTGGTAAAACACTAGTCCCACACGATATTGCAGTAAAAGAGTGGATAAGTGCTAAAACGCGATGGGAAGCTATGAGGGAGCTTGGGTTTAATACAGCACTAGTTAAAAAACATAGAATAAATGATGGTATAGAAGCAACTAGAAAAATGCTAAAAATAGTAACTATAGACTCTACATGTATAGAAACCATAACTAGTATACAAATGTATAGGAGAAAGTACGATAAGAAATTTAACATACTATTGGATGCCCCAGAGCATGATATCTATAGTCATATGGCTGATGCACTTAGATATATGGCTATGGGGCTTAGATATGGAGCTGTTAGCTATCCTAAAAAATATAGTAATAAAGTTTCAGGTTTTGACATATAACTAATATTAAATTAATATTAGTTATGTTATAATATACAATATCAAGATTAAAGGGAAATAAAATGGGTAATCCAGAGGCAACTAAGCCAGATGCTACCTCAACTAACACTGTTGATGAAGCCAAAGCTAAGATAGACTATGAGAAACGGTTTAAAGATACACAAGGTGCATACACTAAGTCACAACAAGCTCTAAGAGAAGCACAAGCAAAATTAGAAGCTCTTGAGAAATTAACTATCCCACAAGTTGAAGTAGATGAGGCAACAAGAACAGAGTTAGAAACTTTAAAGTATGAGGACCCAGATGCATGGCGTGCTAAAGTTAATCAACTTGAGAGTGAGGCTGCTAGAAAGCACCAAGAGACTCTTAATGAAGCTGGTAGGTTAGCAGCACAACAAGCAGAGCTGGAGAGAAGAGCTCAAGTATTAGAGGACTTCAATAGAAGCCATGATATAGTTATAACTGATGAAGTTATACAGTATGATGTTCCTCCTAGAATTACTAAAAGACTTGAGAGTGGTGATATTGGTTTTGAAGCTTACCTCGAGGAAGTGTCTCAATATCTAAAGACGCCAAAGGTAGTAGGTGATGGTAATAAAATACTTAACCAGCCAGATTTAAATAAAGCTGGTGGGGACGATAAGCCATCAATGGGTGCAGTTAATAAAGATATTGCTGCTAACTATAAAAACATTGTGTTTTAAATAAAAAGGAAATAAAATGGCAGATGGGACAGGAAAAGTAGATATTGGGTCTGACTTAGTTCGTAAAGCATGGATGTCTGAAGGGCTAATTCAAAAATCAGCTACTTCATTTTGGGCACCTTATAAAGGTAGAACATTTGACTCTATTATATTAGTAGAGAATAATATTGCAGCCTCTAAAGGAAATACAGTAGTATTTGATTTTGATGGTAATCTTTCAGGTAGACCAGTTAAAGGTAATACAACAGCAAAAGGTACAGGTGAGCAAAAGAAGAAATTTTCTGATAAGCTTACAGTAGTTGACTATCGTTATGTAGTTGATAATGGTACAAAATTTGATGGAGTAAATATTGGGGACTTATCAATTAATGAGCATTCTGACTCTCGTTCAAAACTGGCAGATTTATGGGTAAGAAGTGAAGACCAAGCATTCTTTGACCTAGCTCAACAAGGCGCAGAATTTGGTTATAATTTCGATGGCTCTGATGCAGCACATACATTTGACCTTGATGGTATTATGACAATTGAGAAACTAGTTAAGACTGGTACTGGGTTTGATGTTACTCCAACTGGAATTAATAAGCGTCTTCCACTTAAACCATTTATTCTTAGTGGTGGTGAACCAGTATGGTTATTTGTTATTGATGTAGCTATTAAAGCAAAATTCATTAAAAATGCAGGTAATGTACTACAAGCAGCTGATGTTCGTGGTAATGATAATCGTCTTATTAAAGGTGTACTAGGTAGGATTGGTTCATTCCTAATAGTTGAAGCTCAAACATTCTTCGGTGAAACTGAAGGGTCTATACTTACTAATGGTTACTATAACTATGATAATACAGGTGTTGAGATTTCAGGTTTAAGACAAACTGATGGTACATATTGGACGGGTGAAACAGGTATGACTACACCTACTATTTCACGCGGTATTGTTCTTGGCGCTGGGGCATTCCAGAAAGCAAATGGTATGATGCCAGATTATAAATATGAAGCCACTGATTTTGGTAAGTTTTCAGAATCTTGTTTAGAGACATGGTGTGCAGCAAAATCAACTAAGTTGATTGCAGAAAATTCAGATTATGCAGATGGAAAAGTAGCTGGTTATAACTACGGTTCAATCTTCATTGATGTAACACTTTAAGGAGCTATAGATGGCTGATTTAAGATTTAACGATAAAAATAACCAAAAGAAAGAAATTAGTGTATTTGCATCAGGTATAGTAGCTACATCAGATACTATGGATGATATACTATTCACACTTCCAGAGGCATCATTAGTTACTAGTGCGTATGTAGTTGTATTAACAGCTTCAGGTGTTCTAACTAGTGCACTTGACATAAAAGTAGGGGCTACCATAGTAGCTGATGAGGTAGCTGTTGATGCTACAGGTGTACAAGCTGGAACTCAGGGAATGGCCTACTTCCCTACTGGTGGGATTGTTACAGTTACAGCTGGTGCAGTTGCTCCTGATACAGCTGGTAGTATTAAAGTAATAGTTGAGTATATTGAGACTAAACTATCTGAAGGTACTTATACAGATTAATAGTCATAGAGTCTTCTTAGGAAGATTCTATTGAATATTAATTAAAGGGAAACTTACATGCTAGTATCAGATATAATAGATAGAGCTAGATTAACACTAGCGGACCCTAATAAGGAGAGGTGGCCAGATAGCTTATTAATACAGCTTACTAGTGAGGCATATAAAACAATTGCTAAGCATTCAACATTAGTAAGGAAATCAGTAGATATTCCAGTAATATCTGATAGTGGTTATTTTGAAGTACCTAAAGATTTTCATACTGCTTTACGTGTTGTATATAAAGATAAGAGTTTAACTATAACTACATTTAATAATATAGAAAATTTACCATTATTACCAGTAGAGCCTGAGTATGTAGTATTTAATTCTTTAAGCTATACACAATTTAAAGTTATACCAGAACCAAAATCAGTAGTAGAAGGCTATTTTAATTATGATAACTCAGAGTATATAGGGTTATACTATAGTGCAATACCAGAGACATTAACTAATATAACAGATAAAATATTAATTAATGATATATATATAAATTTATTTATACATTATATACTAGGTACTGCATTAAGAATGGATATGGATGCACAAAATAGAGCAGCAGGTAATGAAGAGCTATCTATTTTCACTAGCGGGCTACGTGGTCTAGCTATTGATACTTCTAAGGATTTTAACACTAGTGGCTATTATACTAAATATACAGGAGGGATATAATGGCTAAAGTATTTATATCTTATGATGAAATAGGTTCAAATACAGTTAGAGGTTTTTGTAGTGATGGTATTACATTACAGTTTTCAAGCCAGTTATACGCAAATATAGATACAGTTAGGTTTACTAATACGTTACTTATAGATTACTATAATGAAATGGAACTAGTTGCTATAGGACAAGGGTCAGAGCAAGCTATAGATATGGATAATTTTTTAGGTAGTATAGGAGTTGATAATTTAACTATAATTAAAAGAAGGAGAAAAATAGATGGGCTTTGTAAGTAATATAAATATAATAGCTAATAAGTTAACAGAGGTAGATAGTGATGGTAATCCAATACTAGACCTTAGTAATTTAAATAGTGCTTTAACTTATAGCATAGAAGCTAAAAATAGCGCTACTATAGCTAAAGATAGTGCCGATATAGTTATACCACTAGCAGATACAGTAGTGGCTGAGGCCAATAACGTTAGTAATCTAGTTAGTACATTACAGACATTATCAATAGGCTCAGTAATTACAGGTACACCAACACAACCTACTACTGTAACATACGATAGTGCTTCTAACACATTTAGTTTTAGCATCCCACAGGGTATTAAGGGTGACAGAGGTGAAGCTTTTAGGATTGATGCATATGGTACAGATATTACACTATATGATAATATGTTAGTTGGTTTTTCATTTCTTGATATTATAGAATCTAAAGTATATTTTAAGTTATCATCTACTACTGGTGATTGGTCTACTGGTATATTATTTGGTAAGGGTGATACTGGTGATACTGGTGCTACAGGTAATGGTATAGTTAGTATTATATTTACATCCACTACTGACGCTTCAGGTCAACCTAGTAAGTCTGGGGCTGTGGATACATATACAATAACAATGAGTGATTCTACTACTAGCTCTATAAGTGTATATAATGGTATTGATGGGTTACCTAACTACACTATACAAACAAGTGACTACACAGCAGTTAATATGGACTTTGTATATTGCGATACCTCTGTATTAATGGCACAAGTCGATACTGTTGCTATAGTAAATGTGCTTGTATCTACTACATATACAGTAACAATAGACGGAGTTGGTTATACTTATACCTCAACTACAACAGATACGGTAACAGGTATAGTTAACGGTTTAGTTACAGCCATAAATGCAGGAGTTGGTGTACCTGTTACAGCTTCTAACATTACCGATACACTTGTACTTACTGCTAATGTTGCCGGTACTGCATTTACTACTACTGTAGATACTAATATGAGTGTTGTTACTACGACTCAGAATAAGGTAGGAAGTTTCACAATAACACTCCCAGCACTCCCAAGTGCAAACGATAAGGTGGCAATAATGGATATTTCAACAAGTTTTAGCACAAACCCTTTGAGTATTGCGCGAAATGGAAACACTATAATGGGGCTGGCAGAAGATATGCTGGTAGATACAGATAATATTAGTTTTGAACTGATTTATGTAAACAATGATTGGAGGATTAAATAATGAGCAATATAACGGATTTTATAGGCGAAAAAAGTTTTATTACAATAGAGGTTAAAGAATCAAGCGTTAGAATGCAAGGGAG